GGGGGTTAACAGAGGCACATCATGAATAACATTCTCAATACTAAGAAACTGACACATAAACAAACGGCTTTGGTTGATACACTCGTATCAAAAGGTTGCTCTATCACTCAGGCCGCTAAGGAAGCAGGGTACGCTGATGGTGACTCAGGTAGAGTGACTGCTAGCAAGGCTCTAAAGCAACCTCATGTGCAACAGTACATGATGCAATGTGTGACAGAGCAATTAGGAATGAATGCTACGATTGCCGCTAGTAAAGTAATGAAGCTAGCTACTGGTGCTAAGAGTGAGTACGTACAGCTAGAGGCGAGTAAGGATATCCTCGATCGAGCTGGCTTCAAGCCTATAGACAGATCACAGGTACAGATAGCTGGTGACATCCGTGTGAGCATAGATCTAGGGTAGACCCCCTCATAGGTTTACGCTTTCACTCTAGCAAGGGTACGGGGGTTAAAACTAGCACACTTGTTACTGTTACTTCTCTTCCCCTAGCATTTTTCTCTTACAAAGTATTTTGTGTGTTTGTAAAAATAATTTATTAGTGTAAAGGTGAATTATGATTAATATGGTCGGACACTTTTTTAGGAGACTGTGGAATGGCAAAGACTCCAGCTTGGCAGAGAAAAGAAGGTCAGAACCCGAAGGGGGGACTAAACGCAAAGGGTCGAGCAAGCGCAAAGAAGCAGGGGTCAAACCTAAAGCCTCCAGTTCGAAGCGGAGACAACCCTCGAAGAGCAAGCTTTCTAGCAAGGATGGGGGGAGCAAGCGGCCCAGAAAGGGACAGCAAGGGAAAACCAACGCGTCTTCTTCTCAGCCTAAAAGCGTGGGGAGCCTCAAGCAAGTCGGACGCAAAGGCAAAGGCCAGAGCAATAAGTAGAAGAAACAAAGCTAAGAAAGGAACAGCATAATGCCAATGGGTAAAGGGACGTATGGTGATAAGGTTGGAAGACCAGCCAAGAAGAAAACAATGTTAAGTGGCAAGCAGAAGACATTGCCGCCAGCATTGAAAAGAAAGATATTGAAGGCGAAGTCTAAGAATGCCTAATACTCTTTCTTCTCTGCAAAAAAAGGCTTCGACAATAAAGAAGCGTATTAAGGTTATGGAAGATGCTTCTGGTATTGATGTGGCTGAAAAGGCTGGTGCTGATGGAGATAGGTTTTCATACAAGAATAAAAGCCTTCTAAAGAAGTTAGCTGGCAAGACTATGAATACATTTCTTGATGCTAGAGAAAAGCAAATGATGAAGAACCCAACGTATAAAAAACTAACTAAAGAGTTGGTTAGGGTTCAAGATTTAATATTTGAGAAGAGTAAGTAATGGCGGTTAATGCAGCTGGTAATTATACAAAGCCTACAATGCGAAAGTCTTTGTTTAAAAGAATAAAGGCAAGGGCTACACATGGTACGGCTGCTGGTCAGTGGTCTGCTCGAAAGGCACAGTTACTTGCCAAGGAATACAAAAAACGTGGTGGTGGATACAGGTGAAAAAGTCACAGAAGTCATTACTCAACTGGGGAAAGCAAAAGTGGCGCACTAAGTCTGGGAAGAAGTCTAGTGAGACAGGTGAACGGTACTTACCTAGCAAGGCTATTACTGCTCTTAGTGATGCTGAATATGCAGCTACAACCAGAGCTAAACGAAAGGGTAAGGCTAAGGGTAAGCAATTTGTGGCTCAACCGAAAACGATTGCTAGGAAAGTAAAACAATATAGGAGTTAATTATGGGCTGGATAATAGCAAACACTAATAAGGTTTATGATGGGGAAACCCATGAACTTGCTGGTAAAACATACACAGGCAAAACAAGAACCTCTGAGTCTCGAAGGTTAGAATGGGTAGAACTTACTGTTAAATCTAAAGCACCAACAAAAAAGAAACGTGCTAGAGATACTAAAGGTAGATTAAAAGCAGACGATCCTTCTACGCCAGATGTTAATGAGGCTTACGAACAATGAGACAAGAAGATAAACCTAAAAAGAAAATTAAAAAAAAGAAAACTCTTTTAGCTGGATCTTTCAAAGATGATATTTTTGAAGAGAAAAACATTATACAAATAGGTAATGCTGATTTGGGTAGGTATTTATTTATGCACGAAAAAGCAATGAAAGAAGGAAGTAGCAGCAAATTTCTTAGGGCTAACTATAGAGCAATTCTTAGAGAACTTAGAAAAAGAGATCAGTAGTGAGCTTTGTAAATACTTTAAAGTCAGAAGAACTTACTATGCTTCGAAGGATTGTTAAGAATGTACACTTTCAATACTTTGATAAGAAACATGGTAGATCCTTTGTGACAAACAAAATGCTAGACAATGTGATAGAAAACATTGGCCCAGAGGCAGTCGAGAAGATGATTAAGTCTGGAGTAGACAAGGGGCTGCGCTAGTGGTCGATTTTAAATACAAGCCAGATGGCGCTGTTCTTAAAAGTTTTATGAAAGACAATACTTTCTTTCGTGGCATTCGAGGGCCAGTAGGGTCTGGCAAATCAGTAGGGTGTTGCATTGAAGTATTTCGCAGAGCTTTGGAACAAAAGAAAGCCCCAGATGGAAGAAGAAAATCAAGATGGGCTATTATACGAAACACAAACCCACAGTTACGAACTACAACTATTAAAACATGGCTTGACTGGTTCCCAGAAAATGACTGGGGAAAGTTTACATGGTCAGTTCCCTACACCCACCACATTAAAAAAGGTGAGATAGACCTTGAGATTATCTTCTTAGCATTAGATAGGCCAGAAGATGTTAAGAAACTATTATCATTAGAGCTAACTGGAATATGGATTAATGAAGCACGAGAAATTCCTAAGTCTATTATTGATGCTTGTACCATGCGTGTTGGTCGTTATCCTTCTATGCGTGATGGTGGGCCTAGCTGGAATGGAGTTATAGCAGACACCAACGCTCCAGAAGAAGATCATTGGTGGCCTATCATGTCTGGCGAAGTGCCAGTTCCAGATCATATTCCAAGAGAACAGGCAAAGATGTTGGTAAAGCCTGACAACTGGGAGTTCTTTACTCAGCCATGTGGGATGCTAGAAATTAAGAGTGAAGATGGTGAGGTTGATGATTACAAGCCAAATGATGATGCTGAAAACAAAAAGCACATGCTTCGCAATTATTATGACAATCTTATAAGAGGTAAAACAAAAAGCTGGATTGATGTCTATGTTATGAATAGGCTTGGAACTATCCAAGACGGAAAGCCGATATACCCAATGTTCGCAGCAGAAGTACACACAGCCAAAGAAGAAATAGCGGTAGCCGCTGGCGCACCGTTATACGTTGGCTTGGACTTTGGGTTGACTCCAGCTGCAACTCTTGGACAAAAGATCAGAGGTCGCTGGCTCGTCCAGTCGGAGATAGTGGCCTTTGATATGGGGATTGTTAGGTTTGCTGAAGTATTGCGTGAAGAAATTTCCTCCCGATTTTCTCAAGCATCTGAGGTATATATATATGGCGATCCCGCTGGGGATTTTAGAGCGCAGACGGACGAAAGCACTCCTTTCCATATCTTGCGTGGTGCTGGCTTGAGGGCATTCCCAGCCCCTTCGAACTCTGTAGATCTTCGGTTGGAAGCTGTCTCTTCCCAGCTAACTAAGATGGTCGAGGGCAAGCCAGCATTTATAATTGATAGAAGGTGCCAACAGTTAATCAAAGGATTTGAGGGTGGGTACCAATATAAAAGAATGGAAGTGTCTGGCGAACGATATGCTGATAAGCCTGATAAGAATATGTACTCTCACATTCACGATGCTTTACAATACATGATGTTAGGTGCTGGTGAAGGTAGAGCTTTACTTAATAGTCAGAAACCGTCTACACCTGTGGTAGCTGGTCGTAACTTTGATATTTTTAATAGAAAGCCTGTCAAACAAAAAAGACAGGGTCTTTGGGCTAGGATGTAATTGTGCGTTGCCAAAACTACTTTTCTCTGCTTTGAGGAAAATATAAAGGAGATTTATTATGTGTGGTAGAAGAAAACCTGATCCTAGAATAGCTCAGGAACAAGAGAAAGCTAGGCAAGCAGCTGAGTCAGCAAAGTCTGCTGCACTTGCTGAAAAAGAAAAGAAACGTGAAG